CATGCTCGGGATAATCCAGCGACGCCAGGCGACGGTCGCGCTCGGCGGCCTGGTCGACCGGTTCGGGTTCGTCCAGGCACCAGGGCGCGGCGTCATAACCAGGCAGCGCTCGGCCACTGGTGGCCACGCCGTCCGGATCGGCCAGGGCGACGGCAGCGCGACGGATCGCGACCATATACCCGAACGCGTCGCTATCGTCCCAGCGCGACCAGTCGCTGGCCTGATAGTCTAGGCAATCGCAGGCCTTGACAATGGCCACCGGCAGCAGCTCGGCACCGGCGGACCGGTCCAGGCCACCGAACGGTGCCAGCTCGCTATCGTAACGGCCCTGGTAGCGCTCACCATAGGCGGCACGGTTCGCGCTGGCCAGCTCATGCGCGACGGCGTCGGGCGATGCGTCCAGGTCCAGGCCCTGGCGAATAGCCCAGGCGACCAGGGCGGACACGTGATAATCGGAAACAACAAAGCAGCTCATGATCAAACCCCCTCGGCCAGGTCGGCCAGCTCGGAATAAGTAACGGCGGCAGCCACCAGGTCGGCGACCGGGCGACCGGCGACGGCGACACCGGCCAGCAGCTGCGCAGCCATGCCAGGGCGCGGACAATCCAGGGCGAAGCGCTCCCAGGTCACGCCGTCGGCGACACGGTGAAACACGGACGACGCACCGGCGACCATGGTCGGCCAGGCCTCGCACATGATCGCGACACCGTCGGCCACCAGCATCACGTCGCCGTGGCGGATCGCCTCGCATTGTGACCAGTCATAAGCGCTGGCCATGTCCAGGTCGCGCAGGTCGAAAATTTTCGTGCTCATAATTTCTCACTTTCTAGGGTTAGCCCCGGCCACCGTGGCCGGGGATTTTATTTTAGTCTAAAAAATCCACTGTATGCAACAAATAAACAAGCGCCGGGTTAACGCGTGCGGAATTCGTTCGCCAGGTCCTGGCCACCGTGGCGGCCGATCCAACCCCGGCCGGTCAAACCGTACGGGCCGCGCTCGACCGTTATCTGATTTTCGCCCCAAGTTAATTGCAGCCAGGTTTCACCGGCGGCCAGGGCTTTTCGGATCGCAGCGCGCAGCGTCGGGCCGCTGGGTTTTTTCGTATATTCAATTTCGCGCATGATCAAACCCCCACGGCCTGGTCGGCCAGTAGGTCGACGGCCCGCGCCTTAAGCGCTGCACCGGTGCCGAACCATGCCGATTCCATGCGGGTATTATTCGAGCGGCCGCGCTCGTGGTCGACCAGCTCGGTCACCGCGTTCAACATGGCCCAGCGGGTGCCGGCCACGCCGGGCAGCTGCGAACCGATCGCCGCGCCGTTGAATAATTGCATGATGCGCACGAATGCTTTCGATTCATTCACCGGGCGCGCGCTCGAATGATAAGGGCGCAGCAGCTCGGCCACGAATGCGTCGGCCTGATCTTGATCCATGCTGGCCCCGGCCAGCTGGCGGGACTGCACTAAAAAACCCTCCCAGGCATTCGCGACGATCCCCAGCTGCAGGCGGACGGCGTCGGCGTCGAAGCGCTCAGAATGCAGGACACGAACGGCGGACTTTAAATAGCCGGTATTTATTTCGCTTTCGCCCCTGGTCGGGCGGCCGTTACTGTAGCCACCGACGGCGGCCGTGATTGTGTTATTGCAAACCACGCGAATGGCCGTAAATTTCGCGACCGTCGCCATGGTCCCGTCGTATGACGTGCCCAGCAACAAGTATGGTTTAACCAGGTCGGAGCTAACCACGGGGGCCGCGTCGCCCACGCTGGCCAGGGCCCAAACCCGGCGGCCGTCACTTAGTGCCCCGGCCGTTTCAAGCTGGAACCCTCCCAGGTCGACCAGGGACCGAAAAAAGTCCATCACTTGGCCAGGTTGAACCACGTTGTAAGCATTCGACACGACGGCCAGGGGCGCGCCGGTGTCCGAACGGTGCAATACTTTGCGCGCTGGCCAGGTTTGTAAATCGGTGCTGGCCGGTGTGGAATATTTAACCGGACTCTCGAGCACGTCATAAGCTAACCCGGCCTCGCGCGTCCAGGTTTCAATACTGGCCCCAGGTGTCAGGGCTTGGCCCAGGCCATGCCATGGGGTTTGTCCAGCGTATGCAATAGCGGCGCGGCCGGTAGTTTCGTCGATCATGTGAGCCATAATAAATTCTCTCTTTCTAGGTTAGTGCCGGGGAAAATCCCCCGACGGTTTTATTTTAGTCTAAAGTTTTTTCGTTTGTCAACAAGTCAACAAATAAATTTTATTTGGCCAGGCCCAGGTCGCCGACCACGTGGTGGCGTAGCAGCGAACCAGGCGGGAGCGAACGGGCAAAGCGAACCACGGCCGCGCCGTCGCTGGCGTCGCCGGTTTTCCTGGTCGACTCCCAGGCCAGGCGGACCGGGCCGCCATTACCATAGCAGCCGCCGGGGGTATCGTCGCCGACCAGGCGCGCGCCGCCACCATGGGCCACAAACACGACAACATAATCACGGCCGCCGCGTGCACACAACGGACGGCCGCCGCCGCATTGATCGCAGCTAAAATTTTCGGCCAGCTCGGCCGGGCATTGAACAAAGCGCACGCCGTCGACGGTGTACGGCCAAACCGTACCCGACGGGGCGGCCACCACGGCCGGGCGGCCGACGGCCACGGCGGCCAGGGCCTGGGGGATCGTGTCGCAGCTCGCATTTATTACGGTTTCACCAGGCGCGGGCACGGGTAGCAGCTCGGCCGGAAAATGCGAATAGGTCCAGGCCTGGCCGTTACGGGGCACGGCCTGGCGAACGGCCTGCAGATAATCCAGGTCGATCAGGTCGGCGGCGTGCTCGCCCTGGGGATTTAATGCGCAGGTTTTCGGGCAGGTGGCAAAAACATTATGGCCACCGGCGCGATAAGTTACGGCGATCGGCCCAGTTTTTTTATTGCCTGAGTGTTTAACGGTTTTCAACATAATTTTTCGCTTTCTTTCTTTCTAGGTGGCCGGGCGATTGCATGGCCTGGATTTATTTTAGTCTAGTGTTTATCAACTTGTCAACTACCTGCAGATAAAAAAACCCGGCACGCGGCCGGGTCTTGTCGGGTCCTGGTCGATCAAGCCAGGTCGCGCAGCTCTTCGCTGTTTATTTGCCGATACTTTTCGAACAGGTCCGAAAATGCCCCCAGAATGCGGGCCTTATTGTCACCGTCCGCATGGAAATAAGCCACGGCCAGGGCCGCCGCAAAACTGCCTCCCATTTTCTCCATGGTTTTCGCTGCGCGATGATTTGCATCGGCCAGGGCTTGGATGTGATTATTGATATACAACTGTTTGAGCTCAGAATTCATTATTTTCTCCGGGTTAAAAAAAACGGTCGGGCGGGTCACTGGTCGCGCCAGTGGTCCAGCTGGTCGGCTATCCCTTTAGCCGTGGCATGCCAGGCCGCCGGGCTAATGATCGCCCGGGGGTTATCAGCGGGCGGTCCCGCGTCGACCACTTCGGCCGCATACCGGCGCACGGCTTCAATGATGAAAGCCTGGGACAAGGGGCCGCCCGGGTTCATGATCATCAGGTGATTCACTTTTTGGATGTTCGTCTGTGTCTTCATGGTGGCCGCCTTATGCCCGAATTGAAAAACTGTTATTTTGGAAAAAGTCGCGGATCACTTCGTCCAGGTCAACGTTAGCCCTTACCGCCTGGCCGATCTTGTCGGTGTCGAATTCTCCGGCCAGGTCGGACAGGTCGATCTCGCCCGCGATGTCGTTCAGCTGCGAATCGGTCAGCTCGTTTACCAAATTCTCCATGTCGATGTGCTCGGCCAATTTTTCCAGGTCAATGTTATGCGCAATCCCTGCCATGGCGTTGTCTCCCTCGGCATTGGCCAGCTCTTCGCGGACCATCTCGACCACCATGGGGCGCAGCTGCTCGGCGATGTCTTTTACAAGGGCCTGCATAAGTGTATTGAATTCCATTTCTTTCTCTCTTTCTAGGGTTAGGGCCTTGCGGATTGCTCGGCCTGATTAAATTATAAATCTACTTTTATCAACTTGTCAACTGTCACCACCAAATACTTTGTGGAATAGCCAAAAGCCCAGCAGGCGACGGATCAAGCCCCGCGTGTTTGCGCGTTGCTGCTCCGGGCACGGTGGCGGCCTTGGTAACTGTCGCAAGCGCTTTCGTTCGCGCCTTCGCATAACTCAAAGGTCGATCCCAATGGGCTCGTCCGATGTCTTACATAAAAAACGTGCGACTTCTAGCTTTGCCCCTCGCATGTCGTCCAGGTAACCTTCGATCTCAGCGTCCAAGGCAGCCCGGTCGGGCACGACCCAAACAAAGCGCTCTTGGTAGTTTCCCGGGTGATTATAAAAACGCACGTAAAAAGCCTGGTTCATTGCGTCACCTCATTAGATGAAAAAACAACGACACCCTCAAACTCACTGGGCACCAGGTAGCTGTCATACCCGCCGCCACAAATAAGGTCGTCGACGTCTTCCTTATCTAAGTCCATCATCCGCTTTTCGTCGATGCTATGAATGATGACGCAGGGCTCTTCGTCATCCCTGCCCGCAACGTAAAACGTGCCATGGGTCATATTGCCAAACCATACCTCGGTCTTTGTACTCATAAATTTCTCTCTTTCTTGGTTGCCTGGGACATCCAGGTGTTTGTGATCCTAGCACAACTTTTACATACAAGTCAACTCTCTACTAAATGTTTTCTTAGGTCGGCCCAGCTCACGCCCGTCCACGGCCACCGGGCCAGCGCGGGAGTGTCCACGCCAAGAGTAGCCAGGTCAATCGCCTGCTCGCCACAAAACAGCAGTAGCTCGGACCGGCTCGCGTGCGTAGTCCCGGCCGGTTGGTACTGCACCAGGATATACGTCGGGCAGCGCAGGTCTGCATGCTTAACGTGAAAGGCGACCTGATGCGGCGACAGGTTTACCTTGCGGCCGCGTTTGACCACCTTGAGCTCGACCATCACAAACAGGCCATGCGGGAATGCCAGCAGGCAGTCCGGGATGCCCAGGTTTACCCTGGACTCAATCCGGGTGAAATGGCAACTTGGGAGGTTCTCTTTTAACCGCTTGTACAGGTTCGCTTCCGGTTTCAATGCCATCGTCTTCTTCCTCTTCGGGTTCTTCCTCGATCTGCTTAGGGGTCACGTCCACAATGGGCCCGGCGTTGCCGCCGTACAAGCGTTTGATTTCTTCCAGCTTACGCATGACTTCTTCTTTGCTCATGCTGTCAATTGTGCCGTGGCGAATTTCTTTGCGGTCAATGTAAATCGAACCCAGGGCCTGGCCCCTTCGGTATTCAGCCTGAACGGCCGCGCCATACGCGCCAGCTTGCAGCGCCTGATCGCGAATAACCTGCAGGTCTCGCATGTGCCGCTCAAACGTAGTGCCGTACTTTTCGCCCAACTCGCGCCTTCGCTCTTGGATCGCGGCCACGATATGGGGGCAGGTCTCGGGGTCGGTCAGGTCTCGGGCCCGGGTCTTTGCCCATGTCTCACCGTAGCCTGCGCGGATCGCCGCCTCTTTCAAGGTGACGTGGCCGTCGCCAGCACAAAACTCTTCCACAAACTTCCACTCTTGGGGTGTCAGGACTTTTGGCTTGTGGGGCTTGACTACGCCGGTTACCCTGGATTCGACAACCGCAGGCCTTCCGCCCAAACTCTTGCCGGCCAAAAACTTCTCGTCCTTGGAGGTTCCTTTGCGAGGCATCAGGCCACCCGCCAAAGTCGCCAGCCTTCACCATGGCGTCGGCATGTGAATCGGGTGCCGGGATGCCTGCGTGAGTACATGTAGGCAGCGCTGCGCAGGTTCTTGATCCAGGTGGCATCCAAGATCATGAAACTGTCGCCAATGGCCATATCAGGAAATGGGTAGCGCTCGCGGGGGTCAACGCCACCCGGGAGGGGAATGTTTTTTTCGATGTTCATGCCTACATTGTGCAACAAAACCACAGCTAACGCAACTACAAGGGCGTTTTTGGTCAAATTCAGGGTTTTAGTTAGACTTTTTTAGACAAGAGTATGTTTTATTTTTTTTAAAAAGTTAGCTCGCGCGCATTTTATGTAAATTACATCTATTGACTATGTGTAATGTACCGTGTTCTCATAACTCATTGATTTCATTAAACTATTACACCATTACTTCTATTACGTCTAATTTCAAAAAAATAAAATAAAAAAACACTCTTATCCAAAAAAAGTCTATACAAACCCGTAATTTGCCCTCGGTCCGTGGTCCAACGTCCCTTCTACTGTATAAATCCACAGCTTAACTAAGGGTAAACACCTAGAAAATAAGTACTTGACAAGTTGACAGTTGATATGTTATAGGGTATAATATAATTGTCAGCTGGAAATGTTGACATCTGTTCTTTAACATTTAGAAAGTGAGAAAGTATGAACACGAACAATCGCGTGTGGATTGAGCTCGACCCCCCAGCTCCTGGGCACCCTGAACAAGGGCATGACCGGGCGGCAGCAGCCTCCAGGCTGTTGGCCAAACTGGGGATTGACTATAAAACGTACCCGGCGGTGTGGTTTGATGAGAAGAAAGGCAAGTATGCCTTCACCCAATCATCGGCCGGCACCTTCACATGGTCCAGGGACCATGGTCACTGGTTCAATCTAGACAAGCTCTCTGCTTAACCCCCAAACCCGCCAGCTCAACCCTGGCGGGTTTTTTTATTGCAGCCCAGTCCCCCACCACTCCCGGTGCTCCCCCGAAAGCATCTTGGCCGCCACCTCCATGGGCAGCAGCTCGCCAAACTCAATCTCCGTCACCTCGTTGAACTTCGTGATCCGTGGGTCTTGAATCACGGGCCCGATGAGGGCGTACTTCTGCCCGCCAGCGGTGATGATGACCACTTGGACCATGGTCCGTGGATCAAGGGCCTGGATGATGTCCTGCAGAGACGGCGTCACTTAGGCACCTCTGTCCACCCAGCCCCGACTTCCTCGTTCTTAATGCCCAAGTCCAGGGAGAGTTTCTCGACTTCATCCCCCAAACGGGCGTTTTCCTTCTTAAGCCCATGGACTTCCGTGGCCAAAGCCTCCATAAGGTCGTTTTGCACCTCAATTCTTCTGCGCAAACCGCTGATGTACTCCTTAGTTTCTACGCAGTCGATAAAAACGGGAGGCTCTTGTGTGGAGAAAGTGGCGGGTCTCATAATATTCCTCTAAGTTGTTTGATAGCTTTTAACAGGTTTCTAAATCGGGTCACCAGCTCGTCGGGGGTCATGTGTTCTGTTCCTTTAGCCATTCTTGAATGCGAACAAATGCAACTAAATAATTACCATTCTCGGCAAGCCGTGTGGCTTCCAAGAATTGCGCCTCCGTCAACCCCACCCAAGGGCGTTGTTGCGGGGCGGTGTAGAGCTTGTCCCATGCCTTCAACTTCATTTGCTGGTGAGGAATTAGGCGAACATAACCAATATCATCATCCTCGCAAAAGACACCCACAGGCTCTTGTGCTGGCTCATCGGGGCAGTCTTCACACTTTGTCGTGCAGCGATTCATCTTCATGCACCAAGGCTCTTGTGCTGGCTGTGCCAAGGCTTTATCAACATCGGATGCCAAGTAATACTCTTGACCATGCTCAGTGTCATCACGCGTAAATCGTTTCATTCTGTTTCTCCTCTTGCTCTGATTTCGGCGGCGCATTCTTTTCCATGTTTGTACCAATCAGGGCCACCTGCGTACACATTTAATGCAGGGTGTACTCCAAGCGTTTCACACACCTTCGCACACGCCTCACGCTCGGCTGCTGCGACAAGGGCGGCAAACTCGTACAAATATTCAGGAATCCAAATGTCGTATTTGCCATTTATTTGCAGCATTCCAGCTTGTTTAGCTAGTTCAATGATTTCTTCTTGGTTCATGCTTCCCTCGCTTTCATCATTGCGTCTGCGTATTTGTACGCTAGTTCTGCTATTTCAGAAATACCCATTGCAATTTCTGCGTCTGTCAATATCCCCTGCATAGCCTTGGCTGCAAAGTAATCACGCAGGGTCATGCCTTCGCTGTATCCCGTAGCAATAGGCTGAACGCCGTGATAGTTTTTTGTCGGAAATGCTGGTGTGTCGCTTCTGTTTATTAAGTATTCTTTCATTTGAAAATTCCTTTAATAAGTGCAAAAGTAACCGACGGCGAAGCAGGCAATGGCAAAGAGGCTCACGTACTTCAAGAGCGTCTTCAAGCCTTTCCACATCCACTCAGATACGCTAGGCGTTTCCTGTTCATCCTCGACCAGTTGGATTTTTATCTTGCTCATAAACGTGCCTCCATTTCACCGCATTGCAATAGGGTCAGGTCGTCACTGGTAGTGTCCAAGACGCGGTCGATAGCATCATCCTCGCTGTAGGCAAACACCTCCACGTCGTAGCGGTGGTTCTTGATTCCCTGCACAGCCACGGTATATTTTTGCATTTCCATCAAAACTTCTCCCCATAAAATTTACCAATCACTTCGGCCAGCTCGTGGATATGAAAGTCCCCGCCCTCGCCGCCTGCGTCGCTAATCCAAATCATGCCGGGCCGCGCCCCTGGAGACAATACCCAGCCGGCCACGTGCACCTCAAAGCGTTCGCGCCCGTCCTTCATGCCTTGGTCGTAGGCCACCTGTGCCTTGCACGCGTCCTCGATGGTCATAAGGGTGTACTTTTGGCATTCTTCCCAGACAAACCTGGCGTTTTTTTCGCCGAGGGATTTATGTTCTGCTTTGGTCAATTGTTCCCACCATTCTGTAAAGGTCATTTCATTCCCCTGGACAGGCCCGTGATCCGTGACCAAACCAGCTGGCGCAGTGACACTTCAGCCAGCGCGCTTTGGGCGTCCTTGCGCCCTTGCTCGCGGCCCTCGCTCCAGCCCTTGGCATAAGCCTCTGCTGCCACCTCTTTAAAGGTGCGGCGCTTATATTTAATTGTTGTCATCTCAGTTCTCCATATATTCAAAGATTTCATGCTCAAGGCGGGCCAGGTCTTGCCCCGTCATCTTGCGCTCAAGCCATGGCGCGGGTTGGCCCTTGCGATCGAGGAGTTCCCAGTCCCCGTCCCCTCCCTCTGCCGGGTAGCAGTTCTCAGGTGCGCCGCCAAGGTAGGCCGGGCGGTACTCATCCCATGACAGCACGCGGATGATGCAGGGAATGCCGCAAACGGTGGTTTCAAACTCTGTCATAGCGGCATATCCCCGTGCCATGGCTCGTCTTCCATGCGCTTGAGGTTGAAGATAAACCGGTACTGCGGATGCACCTTAACGAACAGGCGCGCGTAAAACGCAATGTGGTTGTTGCAGATTTTAAAGTCCGCGCCGGTGGTGACCATGGCCACCTCCCAGCGGATGCGGTTGATGATAAGCCAGTGGCTAATCTTTCTGTGACCAGCGTTGATGGCCTCCAGCGTGAAGCGTTCAAAGTATTCCCACACCTTGGGGTTCCCGGCGTTGAATGCATTGAACTCCCGCTGCCTCAGATGAAACGGCGTGTTCATGCTCATACCTTGACCTCTAACAGCTCCTCGTCGCTGTCTTGATCAACGTACACCGAGAACAGGGACAATTCAAAATTGCCCTCATCAGTTTCAATGACCAGGTCTCTGGAAGCAGAACGGGTTTCGTTTGCTTGGCTAGGACGGATTGCGCCTAAGCGAATGCTTTTGACGCGGTGAATGTTTAAATTAAAGTTCATCTTCTTTCTTTCTTTCTACGGTTAAAAATTAAATTATACAGGTATCGTACAAAATGTACCTAGTAGTTTCCCCAGGTTTCGTAAAAAAGCCACACGGCTATCAAGAAGAGGGCGAATACCCTCAACCGGATAGTCTTGAAGTACTCTTCAGCACTCACCTCGCGTTCCCCTGCAAGCGGTCCGCGACCAGCGTGGCGTAACCCGCGATGTCGACCCAGCTATCCACCTTGTCGGGGTTGCCGTTGACAATGCGTCCAATCTTGTGGACGATCATCTCCAAGGCCTCCCACTGGTCATCGGCAAACGTCTTGTCGTGCTTGGCTGCGTGGTCCGCGAGCAGTCGTTTGATGCCCTGCATCAATGCAGCGCTGTCCTTGAACTTGCCGTAATCCCTGGCCCGCTCGTTGAGGGTCTGGCCAACGTCATCTTCTTGAATAGGAAGATCAGGCACGGGCACCAGCTCAGGCAACCACCCTGCGTCTTTGATCTGCTTGCGCAGCTTGTAGGTCATTGGGACGGGGGCCTGGAACTTTGCAGCCACCTTGGCCACCTCGGCGTTGGGGTACTTGCGAAAGTGTTCGCGGATTTTGTCAGACTTATTCATGCTATTTCCTTTTGGATTTGAACGATTGCACGTGCCTTGCCTTGGGCCATTACCTTTTGGACAAAGTCGTGCGCCTTCTCGATGTTGTACACAGTGGCATGCGCCAGCTGCTCCTCATGCAGGTCCATCACCAGCTTCAGGGCTTCCCACTGCTTGGCTGTCATGATGAACCGCATTCCGTTGGCCACGCCGCGTCGAGACAATTGCAACAGGGCGTCTTGCCCTTGTTGAATTTCGTCGAGCCAGTCGCTGCCTTTGCCCATGATGGCCAGCGCTTCAGTAATGTTGAAAGCGCCAATCAGCATATCAATGTCTTCTTTAGTTGCGTCGCCCTTGCGGATTTGTTCCAAGGCTGCGCGGTTCTTGATCTGTACATCAATGTAAATGCCTGGCAGATCGCGCACAGGTTTAAAGCCTGACAGCACAAACTCCAGTGGATTTTGGAAAATCACGCGGGGGCGGTATTTGCTACGTTTTTTCATATGCGTCAAGCCACAAAAAGACTAGCACCTATCACCAGTGCAAGGATGAGATACACCATGGTCTGTCCGCTGATCAAGCAACGGTAGCTACCAAGCAAAAGGCTTTGGATCAGCTCTTCACCATCCGTCATCAACGGAGGCTTACGCTGGTACGTCAGGCCAATCAGTACCTTGCCGGTATTGATGTACTTGCCTGTTGCAGCAAGTTCCTTGAATACCTTCTGCTCTCGGGTAAGAAGTTTTTTAGTCATTGCTCTCTTTCTCCTTTCTATGTTTGAGCTGTGATCTTAGCATATCTAGTTCACTTGTCAACAACTCAACTTTACTTTCTGCATTCAACCATGCTTCACGCCACAGTCGTTGGTCTTCAAGTAGCTTGCCTAGTGCTTTAAGCAGTGGCTGCTGGTCCTTCGGGGTTCTCTGTGTGAGTAACCACAGTTCCTCTGATAACTTCATGTTCACTCCATGGATGTTTTAAGTATTCTTCTCGAAGCAGCCCATACAGCACCAAGTCTCCACCATCAGGGAAAGCCTTGCGCATGCGCCCTTCGTACTGAAATCCCAGGCGCGATACAAAGCGCTGGGCGTCAAGGTTCTCGGCGCGGATAAGGCCCGTGACCCGTGGTACTTCGAGCACACGAAACGGCAACTCAAACGACGCGTTGAAGAAACTGCGCGACAGCCAGTGGCTCTTGGGCCGTGCTGCGATATGCATGTCAATGTTGGTCTTTGTGTAAGCAGAGAACACAGTAACCGCCAAGAACTCATCGTTGTCGTCCAGCAGGCTTATTGCGGTGACATCCCCCGACATACCGTTAATGCCAATGATCTTCTTGGCCCAGGCAACGGCTTCGTCGGTCCGTTCAAAACGCAGGATTTGCACGATAGTTCTCCGCGATGTCGTCTTCAAAAAGCATCACCTGATCCTCGGTAAGGGTCTTGGTGATGTCGACCTGGCGGGGCTTGCCGCTGGGACCTGTGATAGTCAACAGGACCTTGGTAATGTCCAGTTGCGCGGGCAGTTCTGTGCCCTCCACCAGCATGGCCGGTAGCACCTCAAAAGTGAGTTCGACGGGGAACGTCATCTCGGTCTGATATTTCATCTTTGGCTTTCTCTCTTGTTTTAGCAATACGCTGCAGCGTCAGGGATTCTTGGTAGGCTTTGTCAAACGCAGGAGTCAATAGGCTTTGCATGTACGCGCCCATTCCCATTTTGTAAAACGCAGACACTTCCTTGAGCATGTAGTACGCCTCTTCAGGTACCGACACGGTGATCCACCTTGCTCCTGCGCGCTTGGACGGGGACGCACGTACAGAGTCATAGGTGTCCTTCTTTGGACGCCCGTTCTTCCTTGGTCTACCCCGTTTCTTATGGGGCTGGCGAATGTAAGGCTCTGGGTGAGCAGGTACAACTTGCGTTCGCGGTGCTGGTCTTCTTCCCATGTAATTCTCCTTTCTATTGGACTATCGGTTGATTTATTAGTGTATCGGAAAAAATGGGCCGGGAGCAAGCCCCCAGCCCGAACTTCTCAACCAGGGCAACTGCAGTTGGCCCAGCTCAATTATGATGCCTCTCCCCAGCTTGGTCCAGTCTCCACGTCCACGCGGGAGGGAACTTCTAGGGTTACTACTTTGGCCATGAGGTCAGCGGCTTCGCGGGCCTCGTCAATGTTTCTGACAGACAAGGCCACTTCGTCGTGTACTTGCAACAAAAGGTTAAACCCAGCCTTGTACAGCGCCACCATGCCTGCTTTGGTCTGGTCTGCGGCTGATCCCTGGATCAAACGGTTCAGGCCCTTGTAGGTGCCTGCACGCTTGATGCGCACGCCGTATTCAATGACAGCCTGCTCACGCGGCAGCGCCTTATTCACGCCCCACTCCACAGGCTCCCAAAGCGGGAAGCGGCACTTGCGGCCCAGGAGGGTACGGATGGACCCACCGGAAACAGGGTGCTCAATGCGCTTCATGACAGCGTCGACGGTGCCTTTGAGAAACGGGACCTTGCTGTGGAACGTGGCGATCAGCTCACTGGCCTCGTCCATAGGCAAGTCCAGCTGTGTGGCCAGCTTGGCTTTGCCCATGCCGTACATCAGGCCCAGGCCAATAGTCTTGGCAGCCTTGCGTTTAATCCCGGCCATGTCAGCGACCATTTGATGGAAGTCCGTGTCGGGGTTGTCGCGGTAGGCCTGTGCCATTTTCTCAGCGCCGGGCAGGCCCAAAAGCGTGGCATAGTGCACCAATAAACGCGGTTCTTGCGAGGAGAAGTCGTTTGCTGCCCAAATTTGGCCATCTTCGGGCAGGAACAAGCCCCGCACCATGGGGCCGATGATTTCGTGGCGCGCGGGCACTTGCTGGAGGTTGGGGTTGCTGGCTGACAGCCGGCCCGTTACCGTACCGCCGTCTTCGTTACGCATTTGGTTGAAGTGGGTGTGGACGCGGCCGTCCTTTGCACTGTGCTTAAGGTAAGGCTCCAAGAACGTGCCGTGGGTCTTGTTCAGCTCACGGGCCTCCAGAATCATCTTAGACATAGGGTGCTCATGCGTGTCCAAGAAGCTCTTGGTAAAGCTCGGCGCGCCAGCTGCTGTCTTGGGATACTGGATACCCAGGCGATCGAACGCGGCGGCAATGGATTGCGCAGCCCAAATGTCCACCTGCATACCTGCCTGGCTCTTCAAGTACCGCAGGATTTCAAGCTCCTTCTTGCGCATGTCCACCATATGGCGTTCACACTTGGCGCGGTTGAAGTTAATCCCCTTGAGCGTGATGTCCACCAGCACGGGAAGCACTGCGGTCTCCAACTCGAATATTGATCCAACCTCGTCTTTAATGAGAAGCGGTTTAAAGTGATGCCACAGCTTCAAGGTTAGCGCCGCGTCCTGCTCGGCGTAGTCCCCGACATGCATGGCAGGCAGCTTCCACAATTCCTTCTTAGGATGCACACCAAAGTCAGACGCGGACTCCTTCAAGCCCTGCTCAGATTTAATTTCTTTGAGGTAGTCAAAGCCCAAGGCGTTCAAGCTGTAGGCATAGCGGTTCTCATCCAGCACTGGCGCGGCCAGCATGGTGTCGTAAATCGTGCCGTTTACTTTAAATCCCGTGGCTCTGAGCCAGCCAAGGTCGTAGGCGGCGTTGTGCATAATTTTGTCTGCGGGCGTAGCCATGACATCGCTAATCCAACGCTCCACGATACGCTTGTCCAAATTGCCTCCGCCAGCGTGAGCGACAGGGAAATAGCCAGCCCAACCGTCAATAGCAATAGCATACCCAACAATGAAGCCATCATTGCGAGGCCAGCCCGGGCCAAGGCTTTCCATGTTGGGGTCACAGGTTTCGAGGTCAATTGTAATCTCCTTAGCTTCACTCAGGTTGGGAAAAGATGCTGGCGGTAACCACTCGGAAATCCGAGGGAACATGGACATAGTCTTAATATCGCGCTTCATAGTCTGAAACCTTTCTGCTCATTTTTTGGTAGCACGATGTGCAGTGTTTGTTTAGCGCGGGTGATGCCCACGTACAGCAGACGATTGATGTCGTCCGAATTCTTTTCGTAGTCCTTGGCAAAGCGCGTGGACAGGTCCGACAGCAGCAACACGTTGTCTGCCTCGCCGCCCTTGGCTCCGTGGATCGTGGACAGCTTGATGGGCACGTGGCCCGTGAGCTTTGTGTTGCGGCGCAGGAGCGAGACCAAATAGTCCCGGCGGTCTTCGCTAATCTTTGTCAGCGCCTTGTGCCAGATTTCTGTAGAAAGAAGCCCGTGCTTTTCTTTTAGTAGATCAAGGGTGTACATGATTGCCTGGTCGGCCGTGCGCAGCATCTTATGACCATGTTTGATGTAGTCACCGTCCAAGTACTTGTAGATCATCTTGAGCACGTGGAACGGCACCTCGCCGCCCTTGCGCAGCTTCTCCCAGCCCAGCACCGCGATCAGAATACTCTCGCTGACGCTGCGTTGTCCGTGGCGCTCGAACAATAGTCCTTGGCTCTTGATCCAGTCGTGCATGTCAGTCAGCATGTAATTGGCGCTGGCCAAGATGAGCCAGTTGCCGTGGCTAATGTCCACCTGGCTAAAGTCGTTGTAGTAATTGATACTACCTTCCTCTTGACGGGCCTTCCAAACCTTTGGTTGGCGCTGCTTGATGCGTGTCACCACACGGTTGGCTAACGCGTGGATTTTCGAGGGAACTCGGTAGGATTGATCAAGGACTTTGACATCACCTGTAAACCCCAAGAAACTCGCGACGTCGGCTCCGGCCCAGGTGTAGACGGCTTGGTCGTCGTCCCCTGCCAAAAAGGCGCGCTGGGCTCGCAACGAAAGTTGCTCGACCAGCCTCCATTGCAAACGTGACAAGTCTTGCGCTTCGTCAATGATTAGGGCGTCCAGCTTAGGCAAGCGCTCGGGCTCCAGCAGCACATGCTCTAAGAGGTCGGTGAAATCCAACAAGCTGCGGGAGGTCTTATAGTGTCTGTAGGCCCGCTCGACGTACTCAAAATGAAACCACTCGATGTCCATCTTAGAGTTGTTGTAGTGCGTGCGCAGGTCCATGCCGCGAATGCGTGCGATGTTGATTTCATTTAGGATCGGATTGTCGGCCTTGACCGCAAACTCTTCGTCGCCATTTTCAATGGCCAGCTCAATGCCCGCCTCTAACGCAAACTCGCGGTAGTGCTCCGGCGACATCATGTCCTTGGTGGTGATGCCCAGGCAACGGTAGGCCAGACTGTGCAGCGTGCGAAAGAACGGGAAGTCCGTATCGGGGTTTAGGTTGGGAAACTTTTGGATTGCCCTGTCCCGCGCTTCGGTGGCAGCCTTTTTGGTGAAGGCGAAGTAGCCGATCTTCATGGGATGCACATTGTTCTCCAGCTCGATCTCAACAATGCTTAAAAGATAAGTGGTCTTGCCAGAGCCCGGTGGGCCAAAAACCTTAAGAGTACTCATTCTTCGTCCCACTGGTCATCTGGCCAAACCAGCACAGGAGTGTCCTCACCGACGTATGCGCCTTCAATGTTGAACTCAATGAATTCACGTGCGTCTGTAGAGCTCATGCCGTCACGCTTTATCAGTGTCGCGCGGATAACTTCCGCGTCGTACACCAGGACACCCACCGTAGTGTTGTTTCTCCAGATCATTGCTGGCCCAAGAATCGCGTCGTCATGTCCATCAATTTTTAACATCAGAATGGGCTCCTTGTAATCCGTTGTTCGGGGGTCTCGAATGGTGCGTCCTGGCGACTGAAGCGTGGAATCTTCCAACACCGTGCAGCGCGGTTCTTGAGAAAGAGGCTAATCGGTTCGCCGCCCAAGTCACGCAGACGCTGCGCCATCTTTGGATGCGTCATGCCCTTAAAGTTGTTGCGCACCAGGTGCGCCTCTAAGTCTTTCATGCGAAAGTAGGTCTTAGCTTCGTTGTCATCTGTCCATGGGCGGCCCATGAGAATCTCTTCGCGGTCCATTGCCTGTTGCAAGTGCGTGCAGAACTCTTCAAGCAGATCGTTGAAGCGACCGGTAATGCTGGTATCTTCGCTCGCCTCAGTGATCTGTTCGGTCTCCACCATTTCTTTAAGCAGCGCGTTGAGAAGCTGCTCCCAATCCTGCTTGCGCAATGTAGGAGGCAGTAAGTTGAGCTTTTCGACGCACGACTTTTGAAATGCTGCTTGTGCAAACAGGCTCTCTGTATCCAGTTCAATGCGCTTGCCGTTGATGTCAAGGAACCACAGCGGCGGCTCTGAGTTGTACTTGGATAACGACGACACCTGTGGGGCATCTGGCCCGTTGGCCCCGATCCCGTGTTTGCGTGTCCTGCAAAGCCCGCTGTTGCAAAAGCTGTTGAGCGGTGAATCTTTGCACTTGTAACGATATTCTTTTTTGTGCAGCTGCTTAACCAGGATTTGAACCTCGTTGTTGGGCAGCGGCGGTGAGACGTACTTAAGGTTGTGTTCGACCAGTGCGTCGTCCCAATGTATGGGGATGACCTTCTTGAGGTAGATGCCAATGTTGAACAGCGCGTTGTTGCGTGTGCCTTCTGGCACGCCCTGAGTGCACAGGGCCTGTAAGCATGGTGGGCCATCCTTAATTGGATGATCTGGAGCTTTTGGCTCTTCGGGAAATTTAAGATCAGGGCCCTGTACCCATTGTTCGTACAGCTCGTAAAACTCTTCTAGTGTTGCAGCTGTGCCGTCATCCCTGATGGCGTAGCGCATGGTCTGGTCCCCACCAAAATACGGCAGGTTCAGGAAGTTGCCCGTGTCGCCACGGTCAACCAGGATTTCAGCTTGTTTGGGGAAAATCTCGCGGCCCGCTTCACCCAGTAGGGCGGCGCAGGCCTTGAGAAACCGCTGCATCTCAGCAGCGGGTATAGGTTCTTTGGTAAACAGAAAGACATGCGCGCCACCAGACTTGCTGCGGCACACAACCATTGGGAGCTCAAGGCTCCTGACCTTTTTTATCAGGCCAACGTGGTCCAGTGGATACTGGTCAATGTCAATACAGCCCCAGATGCAGGAGTTATCTGCCCGGATCGGGATAATTCCCAGACTCGGTTCAACGCCTTCAAGGTGCTTGGTCCACAAGTCGTCAGTCGGTGGCTTGCGCACCACGACGGCCTTGCCTGCCTGTTTCCCGTCTCCCCGGGATGATTCAATTTTGTATGTTCCATAAGCGATGTCCAGGCCAGAAAAAATCGCTTTGAACCTGGTGATGTCGGTCATTTCTTCTTTCTAGTGAGGTGGGGCCTACTCACGCCGGAAGGGGTACCCGTGTTTTGTCTTTCATGAGCTACATGAATTGACTCAACTATCAGTCTCCCAAGCACTTTCGGCCCCGAAAATCAGAATGGTGCAGAACCGTTTCCAGCTGCTCCAGTTTCACTTTCATGCTTCACTTTCACGTCACCCGCACCGACCGACTGTGCGAATGTCTTAGCTGCGTTGTACACATCGGCGGACTCGACAGGGCTGGTACGCTCGACTTCCCAACCAAACCACTTGCCTTTGTCGTTAGACTCAGCAACAGTAGAAAGTTTGTACATTTGGCTGTACATCGGTGGTGTAAACAAACCGTTTTTGCCAGCCATCTTGACCGACTGCATCATAGAGTTCCACTTGCGGCTCTTCTTAAGCTGCGTAGACTTCATGGTGATGAGAGCGGGCTCAGGAAAACCAGACGTACCAATTACCATCACGTAGTAATTGGCGGTGTTCTCGATGTAGTTACCGTTATCCAGGTAGTCCTTGTTGTCACCAGGCTCTTTATGAGTCTGCGACAGGATGTCACTGGTTGCAGGATAGATATGCACAGGTGCTCCGCTTCCTTGACCGCGTGGGGTCCACTCGATGTACTGACGCACGTATGCGCAAGGTACAACGGCGATACCTTTTTTGCCGTCAAACAATTCACCTGTAACGGAGTTGAGGATCATGCCGGGTAGGGCACCATCAACTTCGCCGACTTCAGGGCTGGTGCTTGTAAGCAGACGCAGGAAAGGCAGTGCATAGTCTTCCGTTGTCATGCCGTCAAAGCCGGCTCCAGCGTCCTGTTCCAGGTCACTCATGATAGCCAGTGCGGTGCTGGCTTTCTGTTCCGCGATTTCGTTTTTAGCCATGATTCTTTTCCTTGTTTCAGTTTGATTTAATGATTGCTTTTTGGCCAATAAATACGCCAAAAAGTTCTGTGTCGACGGTTTGACCCTTTTCGACACGTTCCTTAACCCAGGCCTTGAGAGTCTGGGGTTCTATCTTCTGTGCTTGCTCGGCAGGGTAGCCTTGCGTGCCCAGTAGATTCAATAGACGAACTGAGAGTTCGTCTTCACCGCGACCGAAACGGACGCTGATGGTGTTCTTGATGATGTCGTCAAAACCGTTGTCACGCAACCATTGGTACGCTTCGGCCTGACGTGCTTTTGGAATGCTCGCTCCGTAGAACGGCTTGATGTCAATGCTACTGCCATCTTCCATTACAAACTTCTTCATCCCTGTTTCGGCCATGGCCTCAGGAATAGTTTGTTCGGTGAGCTTGCGGTACTGATCATTTCGCTCTGCGAGAACTTCCTCCATCTCAGCAATCTCTTTTTCAAGCATCTTGGCACGCTTGGCAAGCCCAGCGATACCAGATACCTGATCATCAGATACTTTCAACGCACCTGCGTCATCTTCAAATAAATTCGTAAGACTCATCTATTTCTCCTTTCTTGAACAAATCAACCTCCAATGGAATATAGCGTCTTTCACGCTTGTCCCACTTGAGGCACTTAAAGCGGCCATTGTTTTTACTGGCAGCTACTGCACAGGCAATGCCTATAGCAGAGGGGTCACCAATGAGGAGCAGGAAGTCCTCATCAGTAAATTTTTCCAACTTGCGCTGGATGCGGCGGACTGTCGGCACAACAGAGAAAGCTATCTGCGCATTGGGAGGCAGAATAGTTTCGATCTGGCCATAGTCCAGAGCGCTTGCTATGTTGTGTTGCGTAGTCTCTGAGACAACGTAAACTTTGGGCACGTGAATTTCTCCTTTCTGAATTCGAGGGACCAGTGTACACTATCTTTTCAGGGAATTGCAACCCCCTGTTAGAAAGAGATACATCATGAACCAATTTTTATCGACCTACCCATTTAAGAACAAGCCCTACGTACATCAGCAGGCTTACCTTCAGCGTTTTTGGGAGTACCAGTCCGCTGCGCTTTTTGCCGACATGGGCACAGGCAAGAGTTTTATGCTGATTAACAATGTAGCAATGCTCTACGACAAGGGCAAGCTCAACGGGTTCTTGATCGTGGCCCCTAAAGGTGTCTATCGTAACTGGTATGACACAGAAATCCCTAAGCATTTACCCGACCATGTCGTATTTCGCATGGCCATCTGGTCGCCGTCGCCTAGAAAGGCCGAGCAAAAGGCAATGGATGAACTGTTTACCGTCACCGAAGATTTAAAAATCTTGGTGATGAACGTCGAGGCTTTTAGCACTGCCAAGGGCACAGCCTACGCCAAGCGCTTTTTGCTTGTGCATAACGCAATGATGGCGATCGACGAGAGCACCACCATCAAGACGCACACCTCTGCACGCAGCAAGAACACTGAGAAGGTGGGCCGTGGCGCGCGATACAGGCGCATCCTCACGGGCTCCCCGGTTACCAAAAGCCCAATGGACCTGTACCAGCAGTGCGCGTTCTTGTCGGATGACTGCCTCAACGTCAGCAGCTTTTACGTGTTCCAGGCCCGCTACTGCGTCACCGTGGAGCGCCAGCTCAACACCCACAGCTTCAAACAAGTCGTGGGCTACAGACGTTTGGATGAGCTGAAAGAAAAGCTCGACCGCTTTGCGTACCGCGTGAAAAAAGAAGAGTGTTTGGATTTGCCTGACAAGCTCTACATCAAGCGCGAGGTGGACTTGACGCCCGAGCAGCTCAAGTACTACAACGAGATGAAGGCCTTTGCCATGGCCCAGATTGACGGGGGCCTGGTGAGCACTGTCAATGCGCTCACGCAGCTCATGCGTCTGCACCAGATCGTCTGCGGCCACGTAAAGCTAGACGACGGCACTGTCATTGAACTGCCCAACAAGCGCTTAGATGAGCTGCTGGCCATTGTTGAAGAGACGGATGGCAAGCTGATCATTTGGGCCAATTACCGGCACGACATTGAAGCCATCAAGTTGGCGCTTTCAAAAGAATACGGCATGAACACTGTAGGCATGTACTACGGCGACACGGACATGGACGAGCGAAAGCGCGTCTTAGAAGAGTTTCAGAACCCGGACAGTGAAATGCGTTTCTTTGTTGGCAACCCTAGCACTGGGGGCTACGGACTGACGCTCACAGCCGCGAACACAATGGTCTATTACAGCAACAGCTTTGACTTGGAAAAGCGCCTGCAGTCTGAGGACCGCGCCCATCGTATTGGCCAGACCAAGAACGTAACTTACATTGACCTGATTGCCGTGGGCACCGTGGACGAAAAGATCGTCAAAGCACTGCGTGCAAAGATCGACATCGCAACACAAGTTCTTGGAGAGGAATTTAAAACATGGTTGATTTGATCCCTTGGTCACACGATTTTGTGTACGAAAAACTTGAAAGAATCGACGCATCTTCCGGACGTGTTTATGTCTTGCCAAATGACGTACAGGTTCCGTCCGTGACCACGGTGCTGGACCGCACCAAAGACAAAACAGCGCTTAAGGAATGGGCCCTGCGTGTGGGCCAGGCAGAGGCTGATAAGCAACGAGAACAAGCGGCCTATGTTGGCACGTGGATGCACGGCACCCTTGAATCTGTTTTATCAGGTGCTCCGTTGGCCTTGGGCCGTGATTGGATGGCCATGAAAGGCCACCAGATGGCGTTTACCTTGGCCAACAAGTACTTCGGTGCAATCTCCGCTGTCCACGGGTCTGAGGTAGGCCTGTACTATCAGGACCGCTACGCCGGCACAACTGATTTGGTGGCCACGTACCGTGGCAAGCTGGCCATTGTTGACTTCAAGCAGTCCGTCAAGCCTAAGCGCTACGAGTACATCACCGATTACTTCCACCAGCTGGCGGCCTATGCCGTGGCACATGACTGGAGGCACGGGACGGCGATTGACTATGCCGCTGTGCTGATTGCAGTACAAGACGGGTCGACGCAGGAGTTCACCGTTGCGGGCCGAGACTGGGACCTGTTTAAATCCCAGTGGCTCGACCGACTTACTGCGTCGGAGGCTGCTGCGCGTTAACCATTGGAGTAACGCTGTCAAACGGGAAGAGTGACTGAAACAGGGACCGTGCGTTGGCATTGGCATTGGTGGGTGCATTACTGCTGCCACTTTGACCGGAAGCCTTTGGAGCGGTATCCATGAGCCCTGGCACACCCCGCGTGCTCGGTGCTTTTGGCATCATGCGCAGTTGGCGCGCGGCCTGGCCTTGCGGTGTGAACGGAGCCTGCGGCGCTGCCTGCACTTGCGAGGGCCGTGGTTCTTCGGGCGCGATGTAGTTCAACGCTGGCGTAACAGCGGTCTTACCTACTGACACACCTATGCTTCCAAGGTAATTCAACAGGCGGTTGGCAATGTCAATTTCCTGCTTTTGCGTGCGACCTTTGTCCAAAAGAATAGCCATGGCTTCAGGGTCTTTTACCGCATTCTCCAGAATCTGACGCACGGTTGCATTTGGCAGGTTATCAAAGATTTGACGCACCGCTTTGGAACCGGCAGAAGCAGCAATCAGGGAGCCCGCGCCACCAGGGGACGCCGTTGTACCGATTCGTGCACCCACAACGCGTAAGGCCAACTCAGTGACCGCATCAGCGCCTTGAATCACATCATCCAGCGGAATGTTGTTCTTCACCGCCGTTTCAATCTTTACCATGGGGTTGATCAAACGACGCAGGTCTTTAATTTCAGTGAGGGACATCAAACCGCTTGAGCGCATGATGTTTACCATAGAAGGCTGGTTCTGCGCAATAGGCTTGAAGAGCGCGTCTTCGTAGGCCTGAATATTGAACTTACCAGAATTGCCGCCTGCTTTGGTGTAGGCGTAGTCGTACAAAGCGGACTTCATCCCATCCACTGAATCACCACCACCGGCCTTGGCCAGCTTGGCGATGTTGACAATGTTCCTGACGGGGAACTTACTTGTCAGCGCGTCGTTGATAGCGCGGCTTGGATTCTCCACGGACAGCACTTGAGCAAACGCTGTCTGGTTCTTTACCGTTTTGTTGATGGCACTGTTTTGGTTAGTTACTTGCGCGAGCAGGTTGCTCGCATGCGCTGCGTCACGCAGGTCGTCCATGATGCCCAGCTTCTCCAGCATTGGGGCATTTTGCTGTGCAAACTTTGTCAGTTTGGCAGTATTGAGCTTCTGCACATATGTGCCCTTGGCCTGATCGTAGACGGTCGTGACCGCTTCGTTTGCAAGCAAGCGCAGCACACGGTTTTGTGCATCCTGAATTGACACCACTTGTGTGTCCGACAGCTCTGCCATGGGCTTGAGATTCTTGGCCTGCTGGCTGTTCTTACCAAACTTAGTTACCGCTTCGTCGTATTGCGTGCGGCCAAACTTCACAGCATCTTCAATCTGCTCCATGCGAAGTGACGTGACGTCGGCGTTAGCGCCAAAGGCCCGGGTCACGAGTAGCTCGGGGGCCAAGCGCTCTGCCCCGGCACGGGTTGTGCTGCCAGTGATGGACGCTTCCTTGGCAAAGGTGCGGGTGAAGACGTCGTTCAGGCTCTTGGAATACTGACGCGCCTGGTCAAAGAGAGGATTCTTCAGTGTGTTTAGATCGCCGAGCATGCCCTCGGCCAATGCTCCGTAGAAATCAGCATTGCTTACCTCGCCACGGCCGGCAGCTTCACGTGCCATCTTTAGGAGCGTAGAGCGGTAGTTCACCAGCTCATCAACACCAATCTCGCTTGGGTTGGGCTTGAAGCCGTAAGGCACCTGCTTGGTGTCAATAAATTCCTGCGTTGCCTTGCCTGCCTTGAACTGCTGCACAGCGTCCTTGCTCACGTTCAACGATTCCATGATCTTGCGCACAGGCGCAGGGATGGCGTCGTCGTACAGCGCTTCGCCCACGCCAGCAGCGCGGTTCAAGAAAATATCAACAGTAGCCTGGGGCTTGATGACAGGGGCCTTGAGCACTTGATCTGAGAGGGTGATTGTTGGCCATTTGCCAGTGCGGCTGTAGATGCGCTCTGCCTCAGGGCCTTCCATAGGCACCTTGCTTTGCTTCACGGAAGTAACCGGCTTGGTCATGTCACCGACAGCGGCGGTCCACAGCTCGTTTTCGTAGTCGCGTGCCTGGCGCAGTGCCAACTCGGTCTCAGTCTTGACAATGTCTCCAATGGCAACACGTGCCTGCGGAGTGTCCTTGCTGATCATGGCAATCTTTTGCGCTGCCTTGGCATCCGCTGCAGACAAGCGCGTATTAAGCATGTTGTCAAAGTTCTGCTGGCGCAGTTGCGCTGCCATCTTCAACGACTCAGGGTTGCCAATTTTTTGCAGATTGTCAATGAGCGCCTGGTAGGCACGCATGGAGTTAATTGCTTGCTGCTTGGTTTCACCACCAAACTGGGCGTGGTGCTCCCCCAGGGCAGTCTCCAGGTCCATCAGGGCTTGACTGCCTGTTTTCTGGCCAGAAGTTGGGGTGGGCACAGCGCCCGGCAATTGCTGACGCAAGGCCTTGGACAGTGCAACAGGGTCTTCCCCCGCTTTGTCCAGGGCATCAAGCAGTATGTTGGTGGCCTTCAGTTCCAGCGAGTTAGACCGGTTGGCGTAACTCGACTTCATCTGCTTTAAGCCGCCCTTGGCCAAGTCCAGGCCATTGACAAGCAACTTAGTAGGCGTCAATAGGCCCGCTGATAGTTCCGCCCCAAAACGAACGCCTTGTTGGCCAGGGAAATAGGACTCCGCTCCACCGCCCGCAACGCCCATTGTTGTGGCAGTAACCGCCTCGGTGCCCATAAAGGCAAGGGGGCTGCGCCGCGCTGTCTCGCCAAAGGCGGAGATAAATTTGGACACGCGATTGCCCGTCATAACAGGCAAACTAAATGCCGCGGGAGCCGTGGCTATTGCAGAACCAAACGTCTTGCCGCCCTCGCGGTAAGGCACCAAGTCTTCACGTTCAACGGCAGGGAACCAGCGCTCAAGCTCATTGCCAAAGAACATACCAGCGCCAGCGCCAATAGCTGTGGTAACCAAAGGAATGGCACCGGCATACGGCCCAATAAAAGGAACAGCTGCTGTGGCCAGAGGCATGCCTAAACGCAGGCCAGCCACTGCACCGGCTACGACAGGAGTGTCACGCGCTGCGCCTTGGGCGGTTCCAATGCCAACTTCCGTGGCCCGTTGGCTGAGGGTCGGGCGCGATGCTTCAAGTCCAAGGGGCAGTTCGCCAGCCCCAGAGGGGTCCTTAAAAGGCTCTGAGAACATACGCGTACTCGGCGTGCCTCCAATGGGCTCAAGCCCAGGTGGGAGTGCCGAATTAGCCGTATTTTCTTCTTTTGGGTCTGCCATGTTTTTGCCTTATTGACGACGAGGGCCTATTTGAGCAGGTGTGACGCCTTGCCACAACACTTCTGTGCCGGGAGGATACTTCTTTAATTCTTCCTCAGAAAACACGGCCGGTGGAAGCCCTAACTCAGAATAAAACTTACGATACTCCATGGCCTTCTGACGTGCCTTTGCTTTAGCCTCAGGTGCCAAAGCAGAATCATTATTGCCCTGCGCATCAAACTCTTTAATGCCTGCTTGAAGGGCCATACCAAGGGCAATCAAGCGTGTGCCGTAAACATCCGGGTCCGTAAAGGCGGAAGGACGGATGTTGAGCACCTTCTCCAAGCGCTTCTGCTCAGTGACGCTACCTTGAGTGCTCTTGAGCATGGTTTCAATCAAACGCTCTGCCTCCAACTCGGCCCTTTGACGTGCCAAGGTGATTTCTGCAGCCGGGTCACCCAAGCCGGGAACACTTGAAATAAATCCGATGGCGGAAGCCACAGGGCCTGCAATCTTAAAACGGTCACTCCACAACGAGGCTTTTGCAGGGGCAGCAGCTGGCGCAGGGGTAACTGCCGCTTGGGCCGTGGGCACCGTGTCACTGGCCACGCTTGCTGCAGGGGCAGCAGCTGGCGCGTTTTGCACGCGTACAGAGCTATTGGCAGGCACCAATGCAGGAGTGGCCGCAACAGGTTTCCCTAATTTCACACGGGCAGCTTCTGCCTGTGACACAAAGTCTGGCAGCATGACAGGCATTTGCACTGTAAACGGCTCACGTGTTACGGGATCAAAGCGGGTCTCAAAGCGGGGCGTCTTGAACACGGTAATCGCGGACGAGACAAGTTTGTCCTGCTCGGGGGATGTTGTACCCGCAGCGTAACTTTCCATGAGGCCAGGCATATTGACCACGTTAAAATGCCAGTCGCCTTTTCCAAAAATGCTGCTAGGAATGCCTTTTAGTTTTGCGGCTTCAACCCTGGCGCTCTCTTTTAAGATGTCGCCAAAGACGCGGGCCTTGGTGTCCAGCAGTTTGGTGTTCTGTGCCACAACCTGATCCTGGTCCTTCTCAGACGCTTGCAATGCCAGCGTCTTGAGTTTTAAGTCGATGTTGTTCATGGACTCCATGTGCTTGCCAATAGCCCCGGGCAGGGACTTGGCAGCGCCAGCCAAACGGCCGAAGAAATTACCGCGCAATGGGCGGCCTTGGTCGTCAGTGTTGGAAGCAAAATTAAACGCACGCTGGCCCAACTCAAACAAAAGCTGTGCTTCTGCGTTGCCACGGCCCTTGTCAGCGCCAAGCAGTGCTTGATACTCAGGCAGACGCGTCTTCATGCCTTCTGCAAGTGTTGGCACGGCCTGGGCCTTTGAAGCCATTAAAGTGTTCATCTGCGCTTTGGCAGCTGCAACCAGTTCAGGCGGGTACATCAGCAAATCCTTTTCGGAAGCGCTGGCGTCATCTGTAGAAGGGGTCACACCCGCCGGGCTAGACCCTACTTGAAAATTTTGGACGTACCCACCGCGTGCCATGGCCACGGGAGGCATGTCGCCTGGAGGCATTGCGGGCGGAGCGCCCGGTGGGCCAAGGGGAGCACCGCCTGGTGCACCAGCGCCCATGCTTGCCATCAAAGCGGCAATACCACCTTGGTCAGGAGGAGGGGCCATGCCAGCGTCAGGAGGCATTGGGGGCATACCGGGAGGCGGCATACCAGGAGCACCACCCATCATCGGGGGCTGTGGCCCTTGGGCCATGTCTTGTGATTGGGGAAGCGCGCCAATACCGCCACCTTGCTGTGCAAGGATAGGTTGCAGCATTGCAAGCACGGTTTCAGGTGTCTCAGTAGCGGCTTGGTAGCCTACGAGGTCCGCCAACTCATCACGACGAGCGTCAAGAGAGCGCATGTCGCCCCGCAAGTTGTTCATCAGGATTTCAGGAGAGTTAGGGCGACGCTCCATCATCATTTCAGGGCTGTCTTCACCCTCACCTTCGTCATCGCCCTCATCTGCCATGGAGTCCATGAACCCCTGCATGATTCCCATGTTTTCGACGTCGTCGTCTTCGCGCATCATTTTTTTGTTCATATTGACCTCTTAACCAAAAAGACCGGCTTTTTTCACGGCAGCGGCAGTTGACAATCCGCCCAGGCCGATACCAACCGCCTGCTGGAACGGGCTTGCCGATGGCTGGCTTGCCACGGCGGTAGACATCTGCGTGGACGGTGCGCCCTTGTAGATGTCGGACAAGAAACCAGCCTGTTGATAGGGTGCATAGATTTTTTGCAACTCGGAAGCGCGCTGCGCATCCAGCGTCTGCTGGTTGAACGCTTGTTGCGCTTGGCCGGTGTTGTACAAGAAATTGATGTCGCCCTGCTGCAAAGCCTGAGCTGTTTGGCCCAATGCACCTTGTTGCACGCCAAGCTGACCCAGCTGACCTGCAAGCTGGCCGAGGCCCTGAGCCTGCTGTTGGCCAACGCCAAACTGCTGCGCGGCCAACTGGCCGATGCCTTGGCCCTGGCCTTGAAACTGCTGCGCTTGCGAGCCGTAAATGCCCGCCGCTGTTTGAGCGGCTTGGTTACGCGCCTGGCTTTGTTGCAGCATCAAGTTAGCAATGTTTTGGTTGATTGAAGCCTCTTGGCCAGCTAACGCGCCGCCTTGAGACGCCAAGTTGCCGTACTGCTGCGCCGCCTGCAAGTATTGACCCGCTGCGCCTTGGCCAAGTTGTGCTTGTTGCACGCCCAGATTGCCCAGCTGACCTCCGGCCTGTACGCCCAGCTGCGCTTGTTGCGCGCCCAACTGGCCAATGCCTTGACCGGCCTGCATCTGACGCCCCTGCTGTTGCTCAAACGCCTGCATGGCCTGCGCCTGTGCTTGGCTGTAGCCTTGGGACAAGAGGTTGGCAATAGTGGAAGCCTTTTGGTCCATCAAGTTGCGCTGCATCTCCGCGCGCTGAACGCCCTCACGCTCTCCGCCAAATGCCCCGGACTTCACCGCCTGCGCTGCCAAGCCTTGACCGGCAATCGCACCCTGGCGATCCATCTGACGCATGGTCTCGTCAATGACCTGCTGACGATAGGGGTCCATAAAGTTTTGGCTAGAGCGCGGGTCATAGCCCTGCGCTGCGCCTGCAATTGCACCAATACCCAGACCCAGTGTTTGTTGCCCTTGCTCCAAGCCTCTGCCAATGGTGGAAGTGGCCGGCTGCAAGTTGGCGGCGCTCGACATGGCAGCCATGTTCTGGCCCGTGGCCAGCGCTCCGAGGCCCGTGCCTAAGTCTTGACGCGCCGCGCCAAACTGCCCAGTGGTGTCGGATGCAGCTGCGCGCTGCGCGGCCACGTCCAAGTAACCCAGGCCCTGGTTGATTTGGCCAATACCAGAAGTGATGTTGGCTGCGGCTCCACCTGCCTGACCCATGGCTCTTTGGGCATCCGTAAACTGGTTGCGAGTGTCAGCCCCGCGCAAGATGTCAGCGGCCTCACCAGTGGTGCTGTACGCCCCGCCCAGTGCTTGATTGGCAGCGGTCATGTAAGGCGTGAAGGCCCCAATGCCTTGATCCGAAGCGGCCTGCATGGCATCTAACTGGGACTGGTTGAACCCTGCTACTTGGTAGTTGGGCAACTGTTGAGCAAGCGTCTGGCCCCCGCCCTGATTGAAGGCCAGTTTTTGGGCTTCTTGCAGTAGCTTGAGTTTGTACGCTTCAATCTCCGGGGCTTCCCGGACTATCTGTTGGGTGACTGTTTCTTCTGCCATTTATTTCCCCTTAACGGCTCCGCCTTCGAGCATCTTCATCATTTTGTACATGCGAGCCGCGCCTTTGCGACGACTGCCGCCTCCGGCGTTGCGCACGGCCTTGGCCGTAAACACAAATTCACCATCTGACAGCATTGCGGGGATGTCATCCGAAGTCCCTGTGCCGGGTCCGTTAATCGGGCCTTGGCGACGTGGGAAACTGGTCATCTTGGCGTCACCGCCCTTGGCCATGCGACGAAGTTGGCCGTCGGGGCCGTAGATAAGGGGCACGCCATACAGGCCTGCTACGTTATAAGGCTGTGCCACACCGGTAGGGCTTCGGGTCACGCCCATAGGAAGGACGCTGCTAGGTTGGCTAACAGGTATTGAGGCATACGACGGAGTGGGGACAATTGGATTCTCAAGTGTCGTAGGCTTGGTGTAGGTGCTAAGACCCCCAGTGAACTTGTCAGGGTTATCCCTCATGTAGTCAGAGCCCGTGTAGTTGCGGTTAAACGCAGGGTTCGGGTTAGCAGGGTCGCCTTCCATGCCACCAGTGGCGGCCATGACGGCTGTGCCTGCCAGTGCCAAGGGACCATATTTGGTGAAAATACCTGCGTCTGCAGGCAAGCCAGGACGGCTAGGGGACAGGTACTTCCCGTACAAGTCTTTGGCCGTATTTATTGGCTCTTGGACAAGCTGACGTGCAGTGTCGATTGGCCCAGTCATGCCCAAGGCACTACGCTCAATCTGAATATTAGTGGGGGACTCTCCAACACTGGTCGACGACATCGTTCTAGGGTCAATGCCAATCTCTTTGTAAAAGTCTGCTTGGTAGTCCGCAGGCATACTGCCCCCAGGGGCCCTAGATGCCAACAAGTCTTGTGCCGTGCCAACAGGCTTGATAGCTCCTACGTCCGCCAAAGCAGGCTTGTTATTAGAGTCAAGCGTGACCGGCTGCTTATTGGGCTCAACTGAAGCCGGGTCATTCAACATGGTGGTGTTGTTCTTGAGACCTTGGACGCCTGCTGCCGTTACGCCAGACGTCAGGCCCATTTTCAAAGCGTCTTCTGTGCTCATGCCGCCCAACTTGCCAATACCCGCACCAACCAATCCTGTTGCCAGGCCCGTGTTCAATGCACTGCCTGCCACGCCTGGGAGGTATTGGCCAAGAGAGCTAACAGGGTTTACGCCCATGATCGTGCCGCCACCGCCAAAGTAGCCCATCGCGCCAGAAATCAAAGCGTCTTTGACTGATCCGCCACCCACAAGAGTGACAGCACCAGAAGCCACCGCCGCCGTTCCTGCTGATCCAAGGGACATGCCAATGGCCGTTGGCCCGAGGACCGTGGCTAACGCAATCGTGCCCAAAACACGTCCGACGGGGCTTTTGAGCACGTCTTTGACGACGTTTACAACACCCTGGAGCGCTTCCCCAATACCGTCAAAAACCTTACCAAGAAAGCCGCCTTTAAATTCTGGCAAACCTGTGTTTGGGTTAATCGTGCCAGAGCCGCCGCGACTCTTGAGCAGCGCAGCTTCTTCCGGAGTAATGTGAGCAAGAATACTGTCACCACCGCGACCTTTGGAAGCAAGGTACTGGCCCACGTCGGCCAAGCCACCGGAGGCCATGCCCACGGGCTGTAGTCCTTGGACCATAGGAGACATGTCCATGGGCTCTTGAGCGCCAGCGCCCTGCATCTGCCGCATCTCTTGCAGCACCGCGAGCATTGAGCCAATAAACTCAGGGTCGTATTCTTCTGGCATGTCCCCTTTATCAAGGGCACCGGCTTCAATTATTTGTTGGAGTAGGTTTTTGTAGTCACCAGGGTTTTGGCTGACGTATTCAAAAATCTGGATGAGCACGTCAAGCTGTGTAGACGTGAGTTGAAGGTCGCCGATGTTTTGGCGAATGGCTTCTTTTAGCGCAACGTCTCCGCCAGGGTTGACTATGCCAAGCGCAGTTTGCGCAGCATCATACGAGTCTGCGCTCGTAACGGTTGGTCGCTGTTGTTGGGCTTGGTCGCCCTGCATGCCCATGCCCTGAGGCATGGCCATGATTCCTTCATTTGCCATGATAGTCCTTTCCAATTTTTGCCAAAGGCCTCATGGGCCGCGCGCCGGGAAAGGACGCGAATTTAAGCCAATTATCCCTTAAAGTCCTAGCTTCTGTCCACCAAAAGCGCGCTCACAGTCACATAAACATAATCTTGCGAAGAAGTGACAAACAACTCATCGAATTCCTCAAGCACCAAAGGGCCCGCGTTCCAACCGGCCAAGAGGTCTACATATTTGTTGGGGGCTACCGATTCTAGTGGCACGATGTAGTGCGTTCCGGCCCCGTCAGGAGCAAAGGTAACCGTTATGTTAGTGCTATTTAAACCAATGTTTGCTATCCAAATAGACTTGACAATCGCGGTTGTGGCAGCAGGAACCGTTAACACAATTAACGGTATGGTTGCGGACGGCGTTTTTTGAAAGCGTTTGTATGCGTTTGACATTATTTTCCAAGAAACCAGGTTTGCGCCTGGTCCTTGTCTTCGGTTACAACAGGGGTGTAAGTGCTGTTGAGCTGTAAAATAATCTGCTCAAGCGAGCGTACCAGTTGATTAAACTGCGATGCCTCATAGGCCGGCGTTGCATTAGGCAGGCGCACGTTGGTGATCTTACTCATCTGTATCCATCCGGTTGAATGTCAACACGCATCGTGCCAAAGCGCCAACGGTCCCCTATCTCACCACTCTCAATGCGTAGCTGAATTTGTCTTCCCCGCGCGCGAGTGTCTATTTTGTCCGTAGTTGGCGTAATTGTGTATGGGTCCAAAGAACTGGCCGTTGCAGAGGTCTGAGGATAAAGACGCAACAACAGTCGTACAGTCAAGTCTCCCACCTGGTTCTTAAAATCTGGGATAAAGCGCTTCATAAAAAGAACTTGGTCCCCGTCTCCAATGTCAAAATATCCCGAATAAATAAACGCTTCAATAGCAACCCCATTTGCATCTACCCCGTCTTCTTGGTTGTACAACACGGAACGACCCGCTGTTAAACCATAGATGGTGGAAATGGTTGCCTCTGTCGAATCGGGATCGTATTCCGTGGCAAGAGGTTTTTTAAAAGTTCCCGCATCTCGCCATGCGGTGCGGGGCATGGAGCCAACGGACCAGACGTTTTCAAGGTAATTAAAAGTCACAAAGCGATTAACGTAATCACTGCTTAAAGTTGCATAAAACCATGTCACTTCATTAAATTGAGTGTTAATTCCTATGTTGACAGGGAAAGACTGCACTGAATTTAAGTCCTCAAATACATAGTCTTGAACGGTACAGGCAAGTTTTTTAACGGTTCCGTCAAACATGAAAAACGCGTCTTTGCTCATCCAAAAAGCAACGCCATTTACATCTGCCGCAGCGTGAGGACTAATGATGCCGCAGTTACTTCCTAGCTGTTGGAAGCCAAAAGTGTAGGGAGGCCCTATATATTGCTGGCCGTGCAAGGCCGTATCGGTCCAAATCAATATTTGACCGCGTGAACGCACTGCTGAAATAATTTCGCTGCCGTCCGTGAGCCGTTGTCCGCCGGCCGTGTTGGTGGCCGTAGCAACAAAGTCCCCAATGCTTTCTTGTGCAGAAAATCTTACAAACATGGGGTCCTGGGTAGTGGGGCTACTTAGCGTGGTCTCCGTACCAAAACACACCAAGTGCCTGTCGGGTGTAGACACAAGTGCAAATGCGCTCTTAGTAGGTGCACCTGCGATGACCGTGGCCCGTGTTCCAATGCCTAGACTTGGCAGCCATTCGTAGACAGACCCATTTACAAGTTGCAAAATTAAATTTTCGCCGTAGGTATCAAATTGCCAAACTCGACCGGCCAAAGAAAGACCCCCTGTCGCTGGGCGAGGCGTGCCCCATGTACTTAACCCCCAAGTGCCTGTTCCCCAACCAAAATCCACAGTGCCTGTGGCTGTTCCCACATTGATTTGATAGACTGCATTAGCTGTTCCTGCTGCCCCTACGGTCGAGGTTGCAGCCGTAGGAGACACAATCGTGTATGTGTTTGCATTAGGTGCCGTTTGGATTTCAAACTGGTTAGTCAAACTTGCATTAGAAATCCCGCCAGGATTTCCTGTTACCGTGTTAAAGGTAACAAAGTCTCCTGTGATTGCACCATGCGATGCGTCATTAACCGTTACTGTTGTTGAGCCACTGGTGGTGGTAAAAGTTGCTGTTCCGGTGTCACGAATAGGTGTGATGTCCGCCCATGTTCCGCCATAAAAAACATAAACCTTACGGCTAGTGCCCATGGCAATGTACGGTGCCCCATCTAAGTCGTTCCATGTAATTAAGGCGGTGGCCATTCCTACAAAATATATGGAGGTGTCTTCAAAAGCCTTCCAGCCGCCCATTTTCTCTGGCAGCCCATAACGAAAACGAATGTTGTCTCCGTCAACCCAGCCCCCTTCAGCACCATACTCCGTATTTTGCTTGTCAATTCCTGGCTTAAGGGCAAGTCGTAAAAGTGGCATGATTTATCTAAATCCCGCTGTTTTCTTTGCCACTGTCTTAGGCTGCTTTACAAACTGTTTTCCGGCGGCTTTTCCTGCCCGCTTGGCTTTGGTCGTTGCAGCGTACTCAGCAGGGGTCAAGGCCTTAATTGCTGCCTCAGGTAAGTACCTCTCTCCCGTTTTAGACGAAGGCTTCCCTGACTTAGTGCGCCACTTCTGGTCGCCCCAATCTTTGAGAGATTTCTGCGGCTTTTTAATCACGATACCCGCCGCCAGCTTTTTTGTAGCGCTGCGCTACCATCTGGGCTTTTCTCGCGCTCCATTGCCCTGCCCCAGTGCCAGCTGTAGCCTCTGCCTTCACGGCGTTAAAGATACGCTTGCGCAGCTCAGGCTTGGTGTAGTTCCCTGCGGCGTTGACCGTAGATTTAGTCTCACCACCTTCTGCCATCTTCTTGGGTTTAACGCCCTTTTCCTTCATGGCAATAGCGGTAGCTGCTTGTTGTGCCAACCCGCCTGCTTTAAATGAAGCAGTTTTAGCTGCATTGGCAAAGTCGCTCTTTTTAGGAGCGCCCTTAGCGCCAACACTGCGCATACTTTCGCCAGAGCCTGCGGCAATGCGTTTTTTCTTTGCAGCGATGTTGGCATACAAGCCCCCTCCAGCTGCTTTTTTAACGGGTTTAACTTGGGGTGTATTTTTTGGCATATGCGTCCTAATTACATTGTTGCCCCTGCCGCAGCAGGAACGGTGGTAATCTCAATGGCCACTGAACGCTGAAGGCTTAACACCTGCCCACAATCCGAACAGGTATCTGCTTCTAGCTCAGACTCGTCCAGGTCATAGCCACACGCGGCACAAAGCACCTCTATGGCATGCGCCGGCTCGATAAGGCCCTCAGGCAGCGCTCTAGAAAGATTCTGTAGCCTCATTGTTTACCTCGCTTTTCAGGCATTTTACGCAACCAGGCCGGGTAGGTAAACCGTTTTACCGTCTTGTTTAACAGCGGTCAGCGACTGTTTCTTCAGATTTGCAGGGTCGTAGGACACATGAACCCAACCGCTGTCCGGGATACCCTGAGTATAGAACTCAAGGATAACCTGAGTAAAGGCTAAATTATCACGAATCCACTCGGCCAACTCCGCATTGGGCACGCCAGCAATTTCAATGTCTGCCGCCTGCCCCTTGCAATGGTCGCTGGTCTTGCTCCCCCCAACGGCAGCATTGACCTCGGGACTGCGGTACCCGCTGTTCACAGTAACCGATTTATCAAAGTGGTCACGTATTGGCTGGAGCACCAGGTTGGACAGGTCTTGCAGGTTGCCAATGACTTCCTGCGTTGGGGTGTTGTTCAATCCCTTGCGCGTAGCCTCGTGGCTTTTAACCAGTTCTGCAAGAGTAAAGTTTTGAGACAGCTTCATTTAATCCTCACTTGGTTGTAGGAGTCGATGCAGGAGTTGAGTTTGCGGATGGCTTCGTCTCCGTCAGCTGCGATGGAGATAAGAGTGTTAGCAGCCGCTGGGTCAAGTTCGGCTCTTGCTTGCTTATTTCCACTGGCAGGGGCGGTATCACTGGTGGTTTGTACACTGGCTTGCGTAGCGATTGACAGCCTGACAGCACCAGAGGCAACATCATTACGCAGAGTAGTAATTTGAGATTTTGCAGCATCGTTTTCTTTCCTAAGTTTTGCGGTCATTTCATTGAGTTTTGTCGTCATGGCTTGCTCAACCTGGCGAGCCTGTAGGTTGGCTTCCACGATGGCAGCGGCTTGTTCTGCCTCGGATTCAGCGTAACCTTTATGGTGACCCACGGCAAACGATATGCCGACAGCCAATATAAAAGCTAACCAGATTTTGGGGTCAAGCAGACTTAACATCATCGGCTTTCATCATTGCTTCGGTCTTGTCTTTTGATGACTTGGAAGAGCCATAGAAGAAACTAATAATTGTTGCCACCGCAGTGCCTAGCAAAAAGCCAAGGATGATGTTGGCAAAGTCCCTTGCGCCTTGTGGCATAGGAATAAACGTCACTGAGAAAAAGTAAAGGACTGACGTAATCGACCAGAACCACGCAAATAGATAAATGAAGTTCTTAGCAACATTGTTGCTTGGGTCTACGGCATTTACATCAAACATCAGAATTTCCCTTTCAAAGCAATTACACCCCAAGCCACCAACGTAAATATGGCTGCGGCTACCAGTACGCAAAGCCCCATCGTGATGGCTTCATCAATCTCTGCTTTCCTGTTCTTAGCCGCTTTAGCATCCAGTATTTCCTGCACTTTCCTGCGCTGCACAATCGAATTGCGCTCTAAAACAATCTGTGTCCACAAAGCGCTGTGGCCTTGATTGATAAAGTGCCACTTCAATTCTTCCTCGGCTTTATTGAGTTCATGCAGTTGCATGACGGTACTCATTGCTTGGCTGGTATCTGAACTGTATTTCTTCTTTGGGTCTTTGACCGCCTGCTTTGCAACAACGTCTTTGGCATCAAAGAACTTCATCACATCGCCAGTGATGCCTTGAATATCCTTCCCCAGCTTTATGGCTGCTTGGATTCCCGATACAGCCGCCCTAGCAGCCGCAAACGCTGTTATAGGGTCAATCATGGCGTTCTTTCTTAACCACCTCCAGTACCCAACGGCACACCCGCCCGTCTTTGTCTAAAAACTCATTAGCCCCATACTTTTCTTGCGGCAGCACGACACGGCAAACCAGCACGACTTTTTGTTCCGTGTTGGGCCAAGGTATCTGTGCGGACGCAACATCAATCACATTCCAACCAGTTTTTTTATAAATTCAGCAACAAAGCCCGGCCCTAAAAGCACCGCAGCAATGACTACATACAAGAGGTACTCAATCTTGGTCATACGCTTGGAACCGTCGTCAAAACGCGCCTGAATGCTTTCGTACCTTTGGGCGCAAATAGCTTCGTGGACGCTCAACCGCTTGTCAGTCCCGGTGGCAAGTTCTTGAATAGCTTCCATTATTCCTCTACCTTTGGGGTTTCAAGTTGACTCTTGGCTTCCGCTTGAATGCTGTCAATCAATTGAAAAACCTCTTGGTAGGGGCGTGAGCCAAGGTAGCCAAGAACGGCGTTAACTAGTTTGGTAGAAAGTGTGAGTTCGTTCATGGTTGCACCGTTTCTGGGGTCTCAGGGGTTACTGGAGTCTCAACTGCCACTTCAGGCTCCACAACAGGCTCAGTGGCTGCTACAGGCTCTACAACGGGTTCGACGACTGGTTCGACGACTGGTTCAACCACTGCTTCAACGACGGGTTCGACCACTGGCTCAGGAATTGGCTCAGGGATTGGGCGCAGGTCGCCTTGCACCCATGTTGTTGTCTCTTGGTTCCATGTGTAGAAGTATTCGTCCACAGGCATAGCAATCGGGGGAACCCACAGCCATGATGAATTCATTACCCAGTTGTCAAAGGGTTGCGGTGCGTAGAACACGTCATTGGTAGCGTCATAGGTAAAGCCTACGCCAGCGTAGTTGCCCCGCAGTGGAGTGCCGCCTTGGGTGTGAACGCCGCCAATGGTGTTGTACGAGGTTTGAACCCATCCGTGACCAAGCGCACCTGTGTCAATGAATTCCTGTTCGGCTACAACCACTTGGGTTACTAAACCGTTTTCTACTTTTGCAAAATGACTCATGATTTTTCCTTATCGAGCGTTAGCGTTTAAGTATTGTTTTGCTTTTTCAAGCAAGTCTTGACTATCTTTTAGCAACCCAATGGCACGATTACAAGCATCACAAAGCAATCCTCGTACCTTTCCTGTGGCATGGCAATGGTCAATGTTTAATCTTGTTTTATGCTGATTCTTTGGTGGCTCACTATTACAAATAGCACAAACTCCATTTTGACTAAAAAGCATTTCTTCGTACTCTTTAAAACCTAAACCATAAGCCCGTTTCATATGTAATTCTAGGTCATATTCTTTTGTTTGACTGCGCCCATGTTTCCAATTTGGGCTGTCAATACCTTTTCTGCGAGATAAACATCCACAAGATTTAGAGCGACCACTAGCCATTTGATTATAGTAAATAGCTTTGCTTTCACCGCAATCACATTGGACAATGTAACGATAGCTACCATTGCCACTTTTTTGGTTCAGCATAGTAACAAGCGTAAGCATCCCAAAACGGTTGCCTGACTTGTCTGTGTGGAATCTTCCTTGTGGCATTTTTATCTCAGCGGGCATTCGCAAATTTTGTCGGGTTTTCGGCAAAGGCTGCGTAGATGTAAGTGCCGCTTGAGTTCACAAAGTTGTTTGTGTCTCGGAGCTTAAAGCCGTTTGAAAGAATATCCACAGCCGTGTACGTGGCTTCGGCAGCGGATGTGTTTGGCACCATGTATGGTCCGATGACGTTATATGTCCCACGCGAGGTGTCGAAGATGTACCAGCTCTCTACGTTAGTCCATTTAATCATCACAAACCTTGGTCTAAACCCAAGGTACACAAAAGGCCCATCAGCACTTCCATTGCCTGTGTAACTACCAAAGGCTGAATATCCTGCTACTGGGGCGAAGCAATAGGCGACTATTCCATTTCCGTTGCCATTGCCAAAACTACCAATAGTAAATACAGTGCTTGTTGGTGTTGTATTGTTCCACGCACTTGCAGATGCGGCAGATGCAATAGTTGCATCTAGCAACAAATAATTAGTATTGCCAATTGATTGGTGATAAGTAAGCCAAGACGAAACAACGCTTCTGTTTTTAATAATAATCATGCTTGGCACAACACCAAGCCCATGACCAACAGTAGATGGGTTTGTAGCATTACCCGTATAAGTCACCACACTAAACCCTGCCGTAGTGTTAGCCGACACTGACGAGGTTATTGAGCCAGCAGTGTTAGAGACAGCAGTGCCTCCTGCTTTCCATTGCCAGCCAATATAAGCATCGCCACTGGCATTGGTTTGCCGTGAGTCAACAGAACCCGCAACCAAAGAAAATCCGTTAGAGTTGAATGCAGAAACATTGCCATAAGGGGCTAAGTTTGCACTTCCTTCTGCGTCGGTTAAGTTAGAACTTAGTTTTGCGGCTGCTGTGGCTCCACGAACAGAATCTTGCAGCACATGGTTGTAGCCAACACTCCTGTCTTTAATCCAGACAAAGTCAGGCTGAAAACTTACACCGTTAACCGTGTTGACAATAGATGCGTTTGCCCCTGTGCCTGTGTAAGTAGTACACGCCATTGCCACTCGACCATCAGGAATTGCGTATGTTGTTGGCATAGTCTTATAGGTTGTAAGTGTTGAGGGCTACAAAGCCGCTTGGGGGTGTGTAGGCAAAAGGACGTTGGCCGAAGTTAAAGTTGGCGGTAATTCCACTTGACCCGCTACCATCAGCACAAAATGCAAACATATTGATAGTTGACCAAGTGGAGTAACTAATTGCCCCTTGGCTTGTGTTGTTTTTGTAAAAAGTTATTGTGTTGGCAACCAAATCACAGGCAACTCCAATTAAGTCGCCATCGGTGTAGGACGCACCGTAAGAGGTTTGAGAACCATTTACAACTTTATCTCCATTGTCGTAATACTCGACACCATTAGTTCTTGTGCTGTCATTAACTCCCATCCTACAAGACGCACCTGAAATTCCTGTGGCAGTAAATTCAAAATAGTATTTTCCAGATGTTAGAGCAATTGTTGACCACGCCCCGCCGCCACCCGACACTCCTGTTGCTACGGTCAAATTTCCATTTGAAATAATAGTTGGTGATGTGGCACTCAACGGGTTCATAACAGCATAGTTAGCCGCAGTCGCACTGGTCAGTGTAGGCACATCGGTCATGCTGTCGTAGGTTGAACCCGCAGTGACGCTGATGTTGTTAGTTGTCCAAGTGTTGCTGTTGCCACTGAAGTCGTTACCAAGGGTGGCTGCGCTTGCGTTGTTGGTGAACGGCAGGTAAAAGCCGTTTGTGCCGTATGAGCCGCCGTAGGTGATGGGTTGCCATACACCGTATGAGTTCACTGTTCCAAACGCTGTTGGGGCTAGGGCTTGTCCGTCAATGAAGTTAACTTCTGCCATGTAGCCGTCGAAGTAATACTGTAACCCTGCGCCTGATTGACCCACTGCAAAACGATGACCAACCGCAGAATTAAACAGTTGTGAATAGTTTTGTGCTGGATAAGTTGCAGCGCTAAATGATGTTACTTGAGTTCCGTTTACATACAGATTACAACGATTTGATGCTGTTGCTTGAGTTGTATCTATCGCAACACAAACATGATACCAAGCTGCTGTGTCACGATATACTGCTGTAGTTACTAAATAACCACTTCCAGCGCCATTCCAATGGATAGCAATGTTATCACCTTCAAAACCAATAGTATCGTATGAATTTGTTGTTTGTGAAGAAGCGGCAGAAAATAATTTAGGGTATCCAGAACTAATAATTCCACGCTTAATCCAACCAGACCAAGTAAATACTTTGTTGTTGGTAGGTGTTGTTAAAGTTTTTTCTAAATAAGCACTTGCACTAGACCGAAACCGTAGGCTGCGGGTAAGCAGCGTCAAGGGTGACAGGAAGCCGCTTGAGTTAAATGTGTGGATGACATTGCCACCAGCAATCGTTACTACTCCACCAGCCATGAGTTGTGTAGCACCAGCGTAAGAGATGATGACTACGCCTGAACCGCCTGAATTGCCTGTTCCGTTGCCAACACCACTTTGACCGCCACCACCACCGCCACCACCGCCAGTATTTGCTGTACCCGCAGTTGCTGTTGCGACTCCCGCTGAACCCGCGCCGCCTCCACCGTTTCCGCCAGCACCAGCAGTTCCCGATGTATTCCCACTGCCACCACCGCCGCCGCCAGCATAATATGCAGATGTTCCGCTTATTGAAGATGTAGAACCAATACCGCCAGCACCGCCAACCTGACCTGAACCATTTGAGCCTACTGCACCCGCGCCACCGCCGCCAGCCCCACCGCCATATTGGGTGCTTGAACTTGTACCGCCAGCATTACCTTGTCCTGATGTACCTGCGCCTCCAGTTTGGCTTGCTAATTGACCAGCACCGCCACCACCACCTGAACCTCCAGCAACGCCGCCAAGAGTACCGCCACCGCCTCCCCCTACTGCGGCTGTACCGTATGCGCTAAAACTTGAATTTGTGCCGTTAACCCCATTTGTGCCAGCCGTAGTACCCGCACCTCCAGAACCTACGTTTACGATGTAAGTTGAGTAAGGGTCAATGATTAGTGCAGAGCCTGACAACAAACCACCCGCTCCACCGCCACCGCCATCACCACCCGCACCACCACCACCGCCAGCAACCACAAGGTAGTTTGCAGACAAAGGAGTAACAGGGCCAAGAGTTCCCGATGTGGTGAATGTGTGAATGGTGTTGCCGCCTGATGACGAAACTACACCACCGCTGAATTGTTGTGCGCCAGCATAGGAAACAATAACAATGCCGCTGCCGCCGTTACCGCCAGTGCCAGTACCAGCACCACCACCGCCGCCGCCTGTGCTTGCAGTTCCTGATGTGGCAGTGTATGTAGCATATCTACCGCCAGCACCACCGCCGCCCAATCCACCTGCACCTCCGTTAATACCTTCGCCACCACCACCACCGCCGCCAGCATAGTAAGTCGCAGTTCCTGAAATAGATGATGAGACGCCGACACCGCCAATACCTGCGGCGCTAATTGTTGCGTTAGTTCCAACAGCGCCAGCACCACCGCCACCACCGCCTGAATATGGAGAGCCTGAACCAGGCCAATAACCACTTCCACCAGCAAAACCTTGTGCTGGAGAAGTCGATGGAGTATTACCTGCGCCGCCAGTACCATAATTCCAACCGCCGCCACCGCCCGAACCACCTGCTACACCAGCAAAAGTTCCCGAACGCCCACCACCGCCACCCGAAGATGTTGTAACACTAAAAACAGAATCACCGCCGCTTGCACCTGCAATAGCAGAATCGCTTACTCCTGCGCCACCTGCGCCTACGGTAACCGTGTATGACAATGTGGGATTAAGAGACGCTGTTGCAGTTCTATAACCACCTGCGCCGCCACCACCTGAATCATTATTAGTAGCCCCACCGCCGCCAGCAACAACTAGGTAACTAGCACTGACAGACGCTCCCCCAGTAGTCCACCCAAAGGCTGCTAAAGCGGCTGCACCAATTTTTGATAGACGGGGCATCTGCGTGTCCTTATGCGAACTTGGTTACAGAGGCCAGCACAGTGAATGTTGCTGCTCCCGTTTTGATAATCACATAGGTATAACTGTCAATTGAGCTTGCGTTGCCGCTTGTCGGGGCAGAACCACCCTGCCACTTAGGAGTGACAGTGGAGCCATCAACTTGGACAACAGAGTTGTAGTAGGCCGTAGCGCCCGTTGTCACCAAGAAGGTAGCAGACAAAGACTCGCCTGTAGACATAACCGTATTCAGTGATGTACCGCTAGAACCTCTGAAGTTGACGGTAAAGTTGCCCGTAGCACTGGTCGTGTAGTACAGGACTGACTGAGTTGTTGTGTCAAAGTTAATTGTTCCCGTTGCGGCAATTGCAGAGACAGTCGCCACTTCAAGCATGTTCGTTGCTTTATGGCTTGCATTTGACGAAGTACCATTAAAGGTCTGAAGTGCAGTAAAAGTGGTTGCTGTACCGGGGGCTACATAGTCAGTTCCTGCGGTTGCCGCAGTGAACGCTGAAGTGCCATTGCCCTTCAAAACCCCCGTCAAGGTGACTGCGCCAGAACCGCCGTTGGCAACCGGTAGGGTCCCTGTTACGTTTGTGGTTAGGTTAGTAAACGTCGTCGAAGTTGTACCCGTGCCACCATTGGCAATGGGAAGAGTCCCCGTTACGTTTGTAGTTAGGTTAGTAAACGTCGTCGAAGTTGTACCCGTACCGCCGTTAGCAATAGGAAGAGTTCCGGTCACGCCCGTCGTCAAAGGCAAGCCCGTCACATTGGTCATCACGCCAGAAGCGGGAGTGCCAAGCGCAGGCGTGGTCAGGACTGGGCTTGTTAAGGTCTTGTTCGTAAGAGTCTCAGTCCCCGCCAGGGTTGCCAAAGTTCCCGTTGTAGGCAATGTGACGTTTGTTGTCCCCGTCAGGGTTCGGGTGTAAGCAAAGTTGCCAGAACCCGTGACAGTCATTGCCGCATTGTTTGCAACCCCTGTACCACCGTTTGCCGCTCCCAGCGTGCCTGTCACGCCCGTCGACAAAGGAAGACCGGTCA